AAGAAAATCATTAATTATTCCGAAATTCCTGCCGCGGATACAGCATATATGGTCTGGACCCAGGCTGAAAAGAAATTACTTCAGAAATTAGATAAATTTAAAGGGGTTTTAACAATACATGAAAGACAAGGTGGCACTTTTAAGCATACTGCATTAATACGACTCAACCCAAAAACACTGCCTTTGTTTGAGAGTAAACATCATGCGATCTCTGCTTTGACTCGCCATACCAGAACCTTTACTTATTATACGATAGTGGCGAGTCCTTCTGACGCCATTATACGTATGTTTCGTAATCAATCTAAGGCTATGCTAACGTCCTTTCAAGAGAAAAATCTATTTGATGATGCCTTTGACCATCGTGCGGGTATGATTGGTGTTAAGGAAATTTTATATAAACCACCAGAGATCTATGATCAACGTGGTATTGATATTCGGGAAAGGTATTTTTCTCGAAATATGCATTTACCCGTGTCTGCAAAAGTTTCGAAAGTCTATAAACGTACCTATGAGTACGTCTCACCTCCGCAGTTAAATTATGCTCATGCCCCATTAGCTGCTATTTCCGAACCACTCCGGGATGCCCAAATTTCGTACGATAGCGTGATGCCAATCCCCGTCGAATACTCTGAAGAGTTTCAAGCATTGGATGTTGAAAACGGGGATGTGCAGTTCAATTTCGATAATTTAAAGTGGAAAGTCGATCGTACCCCTGTAAAAGCGCATACTACTTATATCGAAAAATATGACGTACGTTCAGAATGGCGTTCGGCCCAACCGTTGCCACGTTATAAATCTCCAAAAGTTACGATGTTGGCCGTTCAAAAACGCAATTTAAACGCTTTTCGTAATGTTGCTCCCGTCGATCCATTTGAACAAGCAAAGATAGTGGTTGAAACCGTAATGGATGCGATTGGCGTACCTGACTGGCGTGATCAAACTCGCCGCTTTCAAGAAACACCGGTTAAAATTTCGAAAGAGGCGATTGATGAATATTTAATTTCTGCCGGTCAATCAAAATGGCATACTTTCGAACAACCGAGATCCGCACGTTTACCAGATATTGTTGATATAGACGTGCTAAGTCGCTATGAGTGTATGATAAAAGAAGAACCCAAAAATCGTTTGTCCCCGGATGTTTTGGGTGAGTATCAAGCTTTGCAAACCATCATACATCATAAGCCTTTTGTTAACTTAGTAATGTCCTTGTTTCGTGAACTAACTGATCGACTATTATCAATTTTAGATCCCCGAGTCTGTGTTCAGATCAAAAAGAGTCAAAAAGAACTAGAAGAGCATTTCAATTTGTATGTTCGTATTTTGATATTTTTCTTTTTGGAAACTGATTTTGCTAAGTATGATAAATCCCAATTCTTAGAGACCTATTGTATCGAAAGACGTGTTTGGGAGATGTTAGGCCTAGATGCCTTTATCTCGGCGCTCTGGACGTACGGATACACTCGTAAAGAAATTAATGTTGTAATGTTTGCAATTTATTTCTTCATATGGTATCAGCGCAACTCTGGTACAGTTACTACCGGTTCAGGTAATGTTATCGTAAATATTTTCACAAATGTTTTTAGTATGAAACTTACCAGAGAGATGTATCATGCTCTGTATTTTGTTGGGGATGACTCTGCTGCTGTTCTCAAGAGTATGATTGATGCCGAACTAACAACGCATTGTTTAATGTCACATTTCAATTTAGAAGCAAAAATATTAGCCGGGATCGGGTTATATTTTTGTTCTGCTTTCTTTGTTTGGAATGGTCAATGCTGGCTATTAATGCCTGACCCCGTTAAGAAATTCGAGCGTTTGACGCTCCCTCTTAACTCTGCTTCATCTGCAGATACATTTCCCGATCGCTGGAATAGTTTACGTGACTTATGTCACAACTATCGCGATGCTGGTGCTGCTGAAAATTTAGATTTTCAGTGTAAGTTACGTTATAATTGTGGTTCCGTTATGGGAATTATTCGTTCAATTGTTCGTATGATGGATGACTATGATGTTTTTCTAGCCCTATACGGGCGAAGTGGTTTTTAAATTTTAATACACTTCAGCTAGCCTGCGCTCTTTTAGCGCTGATTAAATTCTTTGCTAGCTTTAAAACATTAAACATCCATTTTACAAACAATCTACGAGTTCCTTAATGTATTTCTATCATTTTATTTCTAACTTATCCCTTTATCCGTTTTAAACATGTCGATTACTGACCTAAATAATCTTAATGATGGTTTCTATTGTACTACATTTTATCCGGCTGACTTAATGCATGAGTACATTACTTATTTCGCTGGCCTTAAAACAGTGACAAATGCAACAAAATTGCCCCTTTTAATACCGCAATTTCTGTGTACGAGTGCAACGCCGGAACAGTTATTTCATAAATATAGAACCCGAAAGTTCCATATAATTGACTGTACTGCTTTCGAATTGTTTACTGAAATAAATGAGTTTATCGTTTCTGGCCGTAAACGAGATGCTCATGTCCTAT